CTCAAATGTGCAGTTAATACGTCAAGAGGACGAATCAATCCATGAATATCTCCTATAGCATAATAGTTCATTGGCGTATAATAGATTTTAAATGGGGAGCCACTTTCATGATATACGAATGATCGTAAAATTGTTTCAGTTTATTCAACAATTCTCGATCATCTTTGTCTGTTGTTTTGTCTGCCAGTAGATTATCTATATCTCGATATAATTCTCCTAGTGTCGGATGAAAAGCTGGATTAAAAACGCCGTCAATTGGTTCTGTGATTGTGTCGGTTTTGTCTATTTTTAATTTGCCACCATACCTATATTCTGCATATTCTTTCAACTGCTCAAGATATTTGTCAGGCTGTTCGTTTATTTTGTGTCTAATATAGAGTTCTATTTCGTGCTTGTCTGCCCTCGACTCCATAGCTTGTCGAGAACGATTCCATATACTATTATTCAGCGATGTAATTCCATCAAAATCTAATAGATAAATGAATTGTTCAATATCACAATTTTTAGGAGGAAAGAAATTATCTAGGTTTATATCTGATAGATCTTTCAGTGCGTTTTTTGCAATATCTTTCCACTCATCCAATTGATTGGCGACATTATTGTCTACAAAGAATGGACTAGTTCTTGTATTATACCAAAAGACGCATCTTTTATCCGGTATCTCGCCTGCATCAATTAATTTTTGATACTCTAATAAATCTATCCATAGAGCTTGGGTCGATTTTTCAACCAATAACACCATAGGCGACGTATCGTTATGGCTCTCCTCTTCTCTTTCATAGACACGAAGGAACTTAGGGCGAGTCCTTAAGACCAAAGATTTTCTAGGTTCATAACAATCAAAATCGGACCAATTCATATTATAGCGTTTCTTAAATTCTTGCGCCACTTTGATTGTTAGTCGAACATCAAAAGAAGACTCGTGTAATTGTTTTCCTTCTAGTAGACCCAAACTTTTAGCGACTGATTCGAGTGTCATATTATCATGTTGATGCAATGAATCATAGAAATTGCGATCAATCAATGAGACTTTCTGTGCCATATAAAAGACATCACAATAATTTAGGTTTTTATTGAAATAGGGGTTGAGTCCATTCCTAATCATGCTTGTTCTGAGAAAAGGAACATCGAATCTATTTGAATTATACCCAACCAACACAGTCGGGTGTTTTTCAACTATAGACCAAATATAACTATGAATTCTTTGCAACGAAGATCTTTCATCTTCTGAGGTATTCTGATGTGCGAGTACATCCACTTTATTTGCTAGAATCGCACGTGGAGTTGGTAGTTGAGTTGGATTTATTTTGATCTTGCCTGATAATTCAGACAAAGCCTTTCCTTCTTCGTTTGTTTCAATGAAACAATAATTGAGAATTTGTCCTACATATAATAGGTCTGTTGTTTCCAGATCGAAAAAAATGCTTCTCATATGACACGAAGTAGTATCGTATCTTTATTGATTCTTCCTGTCAACTTTTTCTCTTTAGTTTTCAGTGCGGGAAGTATTTTCTTGAGTGCCACTTTCCCGGCTTCTAGCACTTGAGGAAGCACCTCTTCTGGTTTTCGTAATACTTTAACGATGCTTTCTTTTACATCAAAATTTTGAATAGTGGAACCCTTCACGGTAAAGCCGTGATTGTTTGAACATATATAAACTCCTAATGTTTTATATCTCACATTATAAACCCATAACTGTGTCGCTCCAACTATCTTAGATGGCAGCACACTTTTCAGATTCTCGTATTCCTTGAGATAATAAAGTTTCGCGACTTGAACGCCGGCGGGTTTTTGCTTTCTTGTCTGTGTGCGTTTGGATGCTAATGCTATGGTCTTAGCATCATATAACCAAGACTCAGCACTTTTAATTAATTGCTGTAGCGTAGATATGGTGTGTTTAACTCTCTGGCGGGATAAATGTTTGTATGCTTCTGTGAGCTGTTCATCTTTTTCATTCAGAAGATCGACAAATTCATTTAATTGTTTTTTGTATGTTTTGATGATTGGTGGAATATACTGATGCTTGATATTGTTTTTTCTGAAGAATAAATCGAAATCATGCGATTTTCCTGAATCTATAGATTCATCTAATTTTTCGTCGATCTGCGAACAAATTCTATACAATTCATTTTTTATATTTTCTTGAACATTCTGCTTCGGAAGCACTTTTGATGTTATAACATTCTCTTTATTTTTCTTCTGGAGTTTTTGTTTTTTAATACGAAGAACCTCTTGTTCGATGCGAGGCAAAAACCTGTCTCTTAGATCTTCATTTAAGGTTATAATTCTCGATAAAAATCCTATAGTTAATGGAGTCGATCTTAATTCAGCTGCGGTTAAATCTAGTTTAAATTCTCGCTTGATTAATTCTGCAAGATATTTGTATGCATCTGAGTTTTCTTTATTAGCGTGGTACCACGACAACAGATATATCAGGTCGGAATCTTTTTTTATTGATGTTGCAGATGGTTCGGAGGGTAGTTTTGCAGTTTTTCTCATGACTCATTATATCACATCAATCAATGACTTGTCAATTCCCTATTTTGCGCCCAATAATATCAGCTAGTTATATGACGAAAAAAATCCTATTGAACGAAGTGATGTTCGTGTATATATTTCGCTATAAAGTATGAATCCACTATATCTGCGAGAGGACTGGCACCCGCCTTAATGTCGAATATCGCCAATGGATCGAATCCAGTCTGAGAAACAAAAGATTCGAGCATTTTTATCTTATCTGCGCTTCCTTTTCCACAGGCATATTTTTTTATTACTGTTGGCGGTATTGTGTGAAACGCGCGCCCTGATTTCCATAAATTATACTTTAAAATGCCAGCACATTCGGCTATATGAAAAACTCTGCCTTTCGATCCCATAGAATAATCTTCTATGGCTATCAGTGCATTTTTGTTTATTATTGATTCTGCCCAACAGGATAATTTATCGAATCTTTCCATACTAGTTTCGTGAACATCAAATGGTTGTTTATCATATCCAATGAATTGATTGCTGGGGAAAAGACATTTTTTCTTGTCTGTGATATAATAAAACTTACAGTTGGAAAAGTGCCAAACTTTTCCTTTATGTATTGTTATTGCCGGAGACGACATAGACCAGTCTATTCCGACCGTTACACTATTCTTCGTCTTCATCTTGTTCTGAGTCATCATGCTCTAAAATATCGGATTCGCCGCAAAATGGACAAACCTCAACATAAAAAGCCGCTGGGTGAGTGATTGTAAAAACAACATCACAATCCACACATTTCAATTTATGTTTTTTTGCTCTCGCCATGCTTATTATATATCACATGAGCCTGCTGTACATGCCAATTCATGACTTGCAGCAGTATTATCTGTGGATTCATATTGTTGAAGTTTACTCCAATCTATGTTCTTGGGCATCTTGTCGCTCAATTCGATATATGTTTTCTCGTCTATTTTCGTGTATGGAGCTTGTCTATATATATGTTCCGTGTAAGGAAGAAATGAGACTCCTGCTATCTCGTCAAAATGTTTATATACAAATGCCGCAACCGATAACCACTCATCTTCTCTCACATAAACTGTGATGGAAACCATATGTTCAGTCCAGTGTTTTCTGTATAATAGATATAACTCAAGCTGTTCAAGAGCGGATACATCATGCGCTTTTTTAACATCAAGCGGAGATTTCATCGGAAAGGAAAACACCGTCGTGTGTTCTGGTTTAGTTACATCTGGTTCGTTTGGAAAACCAGCATCTTTCATAAAAACACATAAAGGATCTTTATTATCGGATCTAACAGTTCTGATGTAATAATCAGAAAATCTGGGATGAATTCCCGGCGCCGAATTTACCAAAGAAGAAACTGTTCCCGAGGGCTTTATACACGTAATCGCAACCGAAGGATTTATATTCAGTTTTTTCGCCCACTTTTTATTTACTGCGATTGCATGTTCTCTTATTTCCGTTAAGAACGATGCAAGCTCTTTGCTCGGCGTTGACATGAAAACATTATCATAAATTCCTGTAAGAGAAACTCCAAGTAATCTTTCTTCTTCGCAATTTTTCTGCCAATCTTTAGAAAGGTATCTAAACTCGGTTAGTGTAGATTGAAACGTGCCCAATATTGTTGCTATTTCAACTTTTTGTTTAATTGTCTTTTTTGTATCTTCTGGTCGAATTACAACTTCACTTAAATTGCAGGTCTCCTTCGATCTCAGACTTATCTCCCCGCAAGGGTTGGTTCCGGCTATTTTATCTGCGTCTCTTCTGCCAATACTCTTTACGAATTTTTTAAGTCCGTGCAAGTTGAAAATGCCTCTCTCTCCCGACTTAGAATCGTATAATGATTTCCATTCATCCATAAAAATTCCCATGTCCGGATGTTCGGTATAACAAGCAGAGTTATTGGCTAATGCTCTCTGTGGATGAATTTCCCACCAGTTTCCTGATTTAGCATGTCTCATTCTATCATCTGAAAGATTGGACAGCGATATCAGTGCTGATCGTCGGACTCCGCCTACGACAATCGTATCTGCTACTTTACACACAATATCGTGACACTCTACACTTTGAAGTTTTCTACCAGATGCTGATTTGAAGGTTTTTATACAAAAATTACACAGGTCAATAAATGGTTCTGGACCTGATGCTCTCCCGCCGAAAGTCTTTAGTGGGGTTCCCGCCGGTCTGACCTCTGAAACATCTATTTTAGGAATCATGCCCTGATATAGCATACCTATTAATTCCTTCAGAGCTTTTGCCCATCCAATTCTAGAATCTTTTACTTTGATTGTAGTTTCAGTCTCATAGAAAGTTTCTGCGATCTCGGGCAATTTTGAAACGTATTGACGCTCAACAGAAAATCCTACTCCGGTGCCACACGAAAGAATATATAAAATTTCATCAAAAGCTCTAGGCGAATCTATAGCTATAAATGAACAGTTGAAGCCAGACATTTCATCGCGTTCTAATGCCTTGCCGGCAGTCATCAGGCATCGCATAGAAGGCATGACATCTAATCGTAAAACAGCATTTTCTAATCTGTTTCTTGTCTTATTGTCTAATTTATACGATGTTCTTTTCTCTAAATGTTTCTCAAAAAAATCAAAATATCTTTTTACTGTTTCCTCCCATGTCTCTCTTCTCTTTTTATCCTCCAACCACCGAGAATATCTGCTGAGATGAATGTATGACTGGTATTGTGTGGGTAATGACATTCAGAAGTTCCTTATTATCTCGACTATAACAAAAAAAGAGCAAACAGTAAATTCTTTTTGCTCGATCATATTTACATTTTCAAAAATCTAAATGTGCCACTCCTTCGGCGAAGAAGGATCAACAATTACTATATTTGCCTCATCGGATAATTTTGTTTTAATTGAAACGGGAGAAGTAGTGCCGTTTATGGTTGCATAAAAATATAGTTTCAGAGGGGAACAATTTATCAGATGTCTTTTATTGATATTGAGGCGAAAAACTAATCTGGCATATCTATCTTTTATGTGTTTCTGTGATCTGCATGTGGGAAAAAATGTTCCGACTAGATCATTTTTATAATCATATATGTTCATGTGTATTTGAGTTCTGCAAATGCCATCTAAAGAAACCAGTAGATAGGGAGTGTTGTTTTTGATTTTCCAGGAATATCCCTTCACGAACATTTCAGAAAAATTTATTTGTTTTGGCTCATAGTTGAAATATTGATTTCCAACCAACCTCAATCCAACATATTCCCCCGAGTGCGAAGATAAGCCTCTAATCGTTTCTAATGCGCGGATTATCAACTTTATAACAAACATTATTAGAGAACCTTAATACTACCTGAAATGGGTATGATAGCGGCGTTTTAGTTGATCTATAGATGGGTCTTCCGTCTGTGAAATTTCCACTTCTATTATATGTATCTATAACTCGTCCGCGATGAATAACTCTAATATGTTTGCTTCTTGCAAGATCGCTCGGAGCAATAACGACTCCGCCCCTATTCGAGAACTCCGACTGCTTTAACAGAAAACCTTTCTTAAATCCATCATTTGGTTTTCTTACAGAAGAACACCCACGCAATGATATATTCTCCATTTCAGTCCAAATGAATTGAGCTGGAAATCTAACTCCATTTCTTCTAATTCTTATTAGCTCTTGTCTGATTTTAGAATGAATTGATCTATATTTTGAGCATTGACGCTTCGTGGGACCAATAAAACCTTTTCTATCTGGATCGAGACAGTTATATTCATCTACCCAAAAATAGGCAGTTTCGCACCTATTAGCAAACTCCTCGAAGTATTGTTGTAATGGACGGCCGCTGTTTATCCAATTCTTCGATACGTTTGGCACACCCAACGCTCTGAGTCGTCTATATTCTTTTTCCCAGAATGATTTTCTTTCAGGAAACCCTATATCTAATCCATCTGTGTTTACTATACAAGGGGCTTTAACTAATGGAAATAATCCATGATCTTCTATATAATCTGCTCCAGTTCTGCGCCGATTGATGCTATTTCCTCCCAAAGGATTCCAGATTACTCTACAATTAGGAAACAATTCTCTCGTCCAATTCACCAAAATTTTTCCAGATTGCCAGGATAAATTGCTCTCTAATACCGGAGAAATTCTACATTGAGTGTGCGCTGGCAAATGCTTAGCCAAAAATTTTCTAAGATTAGCTGTGTATTTGATGAAGTCTCGCTTCAGTTGTACATTATTTCTCGATTTAACTGCGGAATCAAAATCTTTCAGAGATTTGAACCTCCATAAAAATTCATGATTTTCCAGTCTATTATTTCTTAGTCCTGGGTTATTCATTAAATGAATATCGAGATATTCAACTATATTTTGGTTTAATGTTTTCTTTAAACAGTCATATCTTCTATCATAGCTGTCAGATTTCAATTCGGACTCTTTACCAAAAGTATTATAAAGGAATGCAATTTGAATTGGAGTTATGCCTTGAATAGATGACAAAAACTCTCTGCATCTAAATCCAGGATGGGCAATGGCAAATGGAGCTACACCGATGTTTGGAAGTGAGTCTTTGCTGTCCAACGCGGTATTTGCATATGTATATATGTCGGTTTTAATATCTGGTCGATTGACTGCAAAAAAAGCTGCAACCAAAATAAGAACAAATGCTGATATCCATTTAATCATAATTGCCACACTTAATATATATCAAACTTTTGCCCATGACGCCAGACGCAATTTCGCTTCCAATCCTGAATATGTTCGATTTTCGATTTCGGCGAGGATTTCATTCTCTGTAAGTCCAGACAATATCATATCATTAATATCCTTTGCTTGATTTTTTTCGTTCCATATGCAAATCGAAAATCCATGATCGATTGCCTTTCTCATTAGTGCTATGATTTGTTTGTTTCTTGGTTCGTTGTCAAATATGTAAGTTACATTATATTCAGAAAAAATGCTCTTAACTTTTTCTAAATTCGAACCAATTGCAGCAACGCAATTGGGTAAAAACAAACTATCTATCGGTCCTTCGACCACGTATATTTTTTTATTAAAATCTATCGTCTCCAGCCCGAAAATCAATTCTTCGTTTGTTTTATTTTTTACTGTAATATACCTCAAATTACTGTTACCAAGTGCCCTGCCTTGCAATCCTATTAAATTTCCAGAGCGACTAAAAATTGGAAAAACGATTCTGGGTTCTTTTCTGAGAGAATATTCTTCTTGAAATAAATCCTCTACTAATGCTGCAAAATTTTCTGTATAATATATGCGTTCTTGATTTATTATTTTACGCGAGTCTAGATATTGTCTGGCTGGATGATTGTCGGTCAAATCGACAATTTTTTTGATTAGAATACTCGATAGTTCAATAGAAGGGGATTCTGTTTTTTCTGGTTCTGAAGTAGACTGAATGGAATTGTTAGCTCCAAACTTTTCAAAAATATATTCTTTATAGATGTTATGAAAATTGTTTTTCAGAAAAGATGCAAATGTCGTTCCTACTCCGCAATTATGACACCGATAAAATAATGATTGATTTTTCTCGTATATATAGCCCCTTGCCTTCGTTGAATTAGTTTTGCTATCTCCGCAAATAGGGCAAGAAAAATTATATAAATGACTTTTCTTTTGTCTGAAATTTCTTACATACGGAGAAATGTAAGAAACATATTTTAAGTCAATATAAAGCATCGATCTAATATATCAGATCTTTATGTTTTTACCAAATCGCTAATTTTTTCCTTTAACTCTTCAACCGCAAGTTCAAGATGTATAATTCTTGATAATAAGTCATGTTTTTTCAGTGGACGAATTTGAGGCTTATCTACCACTGGCTTTGGTTTTTCTTTCTTTGCTTTTTTCAATTCTTTTGATTTCTCATTAACTCTGCGAGCTTTTGATAAATCTAAGTGCTGAACAATCTCTTCAGCATTATCGTCAAACTTCTTATCTAATTCTTTAGATGTTAGTTTATTCTTTTTAGGCATAATTATTCTCCATAATGTTCTTTATATGTATCTAGTGATTTTCTAAGAAGAATAATGTGCTGTTTAATCTCTTCGATATTTATCGCAAGATTCTCATAATTTGAACTTGTTAATCCAAAAACAACAGGATCTATATTCTTATCTCGTAAACTCTGAAAAACCTGATCTGCATTATCTTCATGTATGACGACAAATGAAACATCCCTCAGTTTCAACTCAGGAGGGTAGGGCAAATTCAGCGCAAATTTTTTATTACACGGGGGACATGGAAGTTTTGTTGCTGAGCAAGAAGTCATAAGCAACATAATGCAAATTGCACTCATGATGTGTTTTATTTTCTTTACAGAATTCATTTCTATCCTTCAAGTCATACACTACATTTATCGGTCTAATGATAGGTTCCATTATCGTTACTATCATTCTATCTATTTCATGTATTGTCGAACATCCAAACAAACATATTGCTGTTAATATTATGAGCAATCTTTGCCCTTTGAAATATCCTTGAAACATTTAAATACTTCTTTAGTTGCTAAGTTAGCTTTCTTTTCGATTAAAGAAGACTTTTTTAGCGCAAGCTCTCCCAGTGACTTCTTTCCTCTCGCTTTTCTATTTAGCTTATCTTCTAACTCTTTAATTTTCTCGCCTGCTTTTCGTTCTGCTAATTGAAAAGTTAGCAGTCTTTGTCGAACTGCTTCTGACTCTTTAATCAATAATTCTATTGCTTTCTCTTGAGAATGAACTAAAATAGTCAACTCCGCATTTTCTTTGGATAATCTTTCTATCTTTGCGCTTGTGCGATAATAGTAAACACCGGCAGTAGACAAAACTGATGCTATTAGTAAAAATCCTATAACATATCTATTTGCTAATAGTGACATAAAAATGCGGGGAGACAAGCTCCCCGCTCCATTATTATTTTAAACACACCTTCTTTTTATCTGGACACTTAGAAATTTCGGTTTGCACCTTGTTTCTAAGTTTTAGGGTATCGGGAGCAGTTTTTTCGCGATTGCGGCAAGCTAATCTAGCTCCTCTTTGGGCATCACTTGCTTGTTTATACAATCTTTCTGTTAACCGTCGCAGCTTTCTCAACTTAGCTGTATTGACTATGTTAGCGCACTCTCCCGGACACAGAAATACTGTTGTTTCTAGTGAGTCTACAGTTAGAAGATATTCTTCCAGTAGTTTTTTTACTGTTCTAATAGATTTTTTGGATCTATTAGTTAGTCTTCTGTCGCACTTCGACTGTTTTTGAAAATAAGGAACACTCCTATTACTTAGTTGTCTTCCCAGTCTTTTCAAACTAGGCTTATTGATGTATATCTCAGTCGGAAGATCACATTTTGGGCTCTCCGGTGTGGGAGTTGGCTCCGGTGTGGGAGTTGGCTCCGGTTCTGGCTCTTGACAAGAAGAACCATCGCCGCCACAGACGCCGCACGAATCGACTACGGAAGAGCCGTTAGGAACTCCGGCGCAATCTAAACATGTCGAGTTATTTCCGCCACAGACGCCGCACGAATCGACTACAGAAGAGCCGTTAGGAACTCCGGCGCAGTCAGCACAAGTGGAACCATCACCACCACAGACACCACACTCGTCTATTAGTTTATCTCCGTTTGGTGTTCCTGCACAATCCTGACAAGTCAACCCATCGTTTGATTTGTCGTTGTCACAAACACCACAAACATCGATGCTATTGTTTCCGTTAGGAACTCCAGCACAATCGGCACATGTAGAGCCATCGCCACCGCAGACTCCGCAAGCATCAACCACCGATACCTTATCAGGAGGAGTCAATTTGATGAGCTTTCCTGCGCAATCCACTTCACATGCTTTGCTATTTGAACTGGCTGTTGCAGTTTTACCCGTCAAAGACCAGACCAAATTACTTCCATTAAATGGAACTGAGAAAACAAAAGTTTGTCTGCCGACCAAAAATTGTGTTGGCTGTCCTCTGTTTTCTGGGCTAGGAGTAAACTTATTTCTGCTTCCTACAGGAACATTAACTGTTACTCCATTAGTATTATTTGTTCCGAAAAAAGCCACAAATTCATTATCTCCCTTTTTCTGAACACACTCTAAAACAGGAGAAACCTGAAGTTCCGGTTCTGGTGTAGGAACTACACACTGCCGATAAAACCACTTACCGTCACAGCCCGCTTTCACATATACCCCCGAGAGCTGTTTATTTTTTGTGAAGGTTCCGGATTTTCCTTGTTTTAGATTATCAAATTTAAACTGAGAGTTATCGCAAAATTTCAATATGACATGCGACAAGTCCTTAGATGAAGAGACAGAAACAGAGTTTCCGTCTCCTGAGAAATTAGCTATAAAAGGTGCGCCACTGGGGTTTGTAGCATTACTCGTAGAAAGACAACAAGCAAAGATCAATAAAACAAACACATTTTTTTTCATAATAAGTCTCACTCCTATATGTATATATTAAAATTTTAACACACCACTCTTTCGAAGTCAATAATATCAGTGCATAATAATATCTTTTGGTGGATATGGAAGTGAATCTATTTCCATCTGACCCAACAGATAAACATCCATAGCATCCTCTTGAATCATCTTGGATTTCTGATAAAACCGATTGATCATTAGTATGGTGTCTAATGGATCGTTTTCCAAGTATGCTTTTTTTAATCTTTCCAATTCCTCAAACATAGTGGCCATCATGGATAGATACAAATCAATACGAGAATCCATTACCGAGCCTTTTTTACTTTTATTCTTGGCTTTGAGTATTTCTTGATACAAAGACTCTAGACTTTCTGGTAAAACTTTTTCTATGAGATCCTTTAAATTCATATTAATGAACCTGCGATGATTGGTGTTTTCCAAAAATAACACCCCTACAGAAAGCATGTAAGTCTTTGCCGTTTTCTGTTATTGCACATATGAATATCGCAGTTTCGAATATTCTCGATTTCAATAAATCAACATCAGATTCATGCCCGAATGTTTTTCTAAATGTCACGGATATTAAATCATTGAGGCGAAATGTTAGGGTGTCTAGATCTTCTGATATGATTGATGTTATTGCTGCCACAAAAGGATAAATTTTTCCAACTTCCAGGCCACCGGCTTCTATAAGTTCAGTTGAAAGGATTTTTGTTAATTGCTTACTCATTTTTTTTATCATAGCTAACAATTATCTTTCTAGCAAATAATCTTTAAATTTCTTTTTAGGAAGTTTCTTAACTATCGGTTCTTGCAAACCAGCAACGCCGCCGGCGCCTACTGAATTAGCAGGAATATCTTCTTCAACTTTTTTGAGTCTTGTATAATAATCCGGCTTTTCTTTCAGGTGTGCCAGCACTATTTTGGCTAAATCTTCTTTTGTATTCGCTACACGAAGTTCTGGATCTGTGCTATGTTCTTGTTCAACCTCCAGCCCTTGTCTAAATTGATTCAAATCGACTTTGGTCCAATCCACGCCCAATCTATTGCCTATTTCCTGTGCTTCCTGCTTTGAAATTTTTTCTATCTTTTCTTCAAGTAGTGCTAAATGATTAAGAGCAGAAATATTTTCTTGTAGTAGTTGCAGTTGATTTGTAAAACTGGAATATAATAGATCAATGTCTTCATATTTTTCGAGATTATTCTCTTCTTTCAGCAAAAATAGTGCGGCGGCGAAATTTGCAAGACGAGTCCTGCCAGCCGGTAGTTTAGATATGATTTTCTTGAGGTTGAGAATTATCACATCAAAAATAGTAAATGATAATTTTTCTTCGCTTTTGGTGAGAGTGCTGCGTTTTCTGAGTATATTTCCTTCGGCATCTATAATACCAAATTTATATGCCTTCCAATTCGAAAAAGGCGTAGCAAGTCGTTTTATAAACTGATAAATCAAAAAAGAATCGAATACAACCGACTCGTTAATTAATTCCGATTTGAGTTTATTCCTCATTAGATTTGCCTCAGTGCAGCAGCAATTTTCATGTCTATGGGTATATCACTACTAATAATTGGTTTATCGTCTATTCCATAAATTACCGAAGGCATATAATTTAGAAAAACCAAAAAAGTCTTTAGCTGCACCCAGAACTTTTTGTTCACTTTATAAAACAAAATTTTGGTTGCGGCTTCTGGACCAAAGACATTATAAAGCACAATGATATGATTTAGAATCAATCTCTCTTTCAGTTCGCCGTCCATAACATAACGATTCAATAGTCGTTTGATGTATTTAATTCTGGTCAGATCATCATGAAATTCTTTAATATCAAGACAGCCAGGATTATTGTATGCCTTCATCGCATACATCATGAAACTATCTTCTGTTAGACACTCAAATCTTGGATCGAATCCCATAGCAAACATTTATTGCTTACGGAACTACTCTGGTTCCAGCTCCTTGTGCCAACGCAGCCGTAATAGTCAATATCGCCGATTGTGCTGTATTTGCAGTTCTAACAATTGTACCAGAGATTGACTGTGCATCAATTGATAGTTCTGCGCTTTCGGCAGGAACGGTTCCTGCAAAAACAACTTCAGTTGTGTTCAATTGCTGCGATGCTGTTAGAATTATTGGACCTAGTGTTCCATCTGTAGTGAGTTGCAAAGTTGCTCCTGCCGAAGCATCGACCTCCTCACTAAATGTAACTGCTACGCTCACAGGATCGTTTTGTTGCAAGGATGCTTGTACGAATTGAACATCTTCGATAGAAACTTCGACTAACGGTATTATCCTGGTTCCAGCTGCCGTAATTGCAGATACAGGAACAACCAAGTTAGTAGCAGTATTGTCGGTTGCATCTTGAATTGCTCCTGTTAAGGGAGATGTTACAGCTAATGTTACTTCTTCGCTTTCTAGTGGAACTGTTCCACTAAATACTGCCTCGTTCGTATTCAGTTGCTGTAGGGCGGTTAATGTAATTGGACCTAAAGGACCTGTGTTCGACAATGTTAAAGTTGCTCCAGCAGGAACATTAACCCTTTCATTGAATCTAACGGTTACAGAGATTGGATCTCCTTGTGCATATGATGTTGCATCGAAAGCTACTGATAATACATCGCCAGGACCAGCTTTTGTTGTGAGCTTTCCTATGGCAACGAAGATTTCTCCGGTGTCAGGATCGACCCACCCCTGATCTGTTGCTACTGCGTTTGGTGCAAATGCTGGTGGTCCGTTTAAAGTCCATAATGGCATGGTATGTTACTCCTGATTAAAATCCTAATTTTCTTAACTTATTTATCACTTCCGATGCCGATGTCCTTTGTATTGCTAGACCGCCGGCTGTTCTCCATTCATTGCAATTCTTATCGTAATCATCTATCAGTAGGTTTGGTTCGCCCTTGACATTTTTTGCAAATAACTGTTTTTGTGAGCGAGAAACCAAATGAATATTATCTACATTATTTATTCCAAGATGATCCTTAACCCATTGAAGTTTGTCGCGTTCGCAAATGTCTCTATTCATTGAAGTTGTTGCACTCAAGATGTTTGGTTTGTATTTTTTGACTGCTTCCCATAATTTTTTGCCGTCTCTTAACCATCTCAAAGTCTGCCAAAAGTTTGGTTGTTGATATATGATTGACCAGCGAATATCATTAGCTTCGGTTTCGGAATATTCCTTAAGCCAAAATGAATGATGAAATTTCGGATAACCAAATTTTTCTAAAATTTGATCTGCGCCTCTAGTAAAATCAACCAAGGTTTCGTCTAAATCCAGATATATTGTGGGCAAAGATTTGTCAATAATATAAGATTTCAAACTTTTCATTATCTTAAATCAAACTAATCTCTGTCATTTCCTTTGAATTGAGGCTGCTCATGCGGAAGATCGCCCATAGCATCAATTAATAAAGGAAGTAGAACAGATTCATAATTTTCATACACACTTAATATATCATATAGATCCTCTTTTCTCTTTGCTCCCGGAAGGTGAGGCGCAGGAATTATTTCAGGCATTCCTGTAGCATATGTCACTAGTGCTCTATAGGCTGTTCTTTCTGAATCGGGTCTAATATCGTCCGCTGCTCGTTGTGTCAAATCTATATCGGAAATAATGTCGATGTGTTTCGGTAGATTCCTATCTCTCATTGTCACAGCAGATGCCGGTTCTTTGGAAGCGACCTGACACGATTCATTTACTGATGCTAGTTCGGATTCTTTTTCCTGTTCTGACTCAAGCTGCTCGTTTTCTTCTGCCTCATCTTTTGCTTCGGTTTCTCCTAGTGTAGGTAAGCCAGAATGGGCTGCGGTTTTTTTTGCTTTGCTAGTGCAGTCACACCCTTGTTCGTGCACAGTGCACGTTTGTTCGGATAAACTTTTGTTCAATATACTGGAAACCGCATCAATTAATGATTGTGATATACCTAAATCTTTGAATGACATATTTCTCTCCTTGCAGTAGTATATTATTTAGTTATTTTAATCATCTGGCGATTTTTTCTTAGATTTATAATCGGTTTGATAAAATCCCGATCCCTTGAAAATTGGGGCAGATACGACTGAAAGAACTTTAGCTATCTCAGATTGACAATACGGACAATTTTTGATCGCGGCGTCTGAGATTTTTTGCTGTATCTCAAGAATTCCACAGGACTTACATTCGTATTCATATAACGGCATATTGTCACTCACATCACTTTTTTGACGGATCCGTTCGGTAGATAATGATATACTGCAACTTTTTGATTGAATCTTAATGCTTTCCTAATATTATTAGCTTTCATCACCGCACCAAGTTTCGTTTTTTCTTTTTCTGAAAAGAGTTGCTTTCCTCCTGCATCGTATACCACAACCACGAACAGATCGGATTGTTCTTGTACTACACTACCTAATTGTTCTGGATCGGCTTGCTCATTTGCTCTCTTCTCTGCATCTTTTCGTGCTTGATCCTGCTTGCGCTGTGCTTCTTTGGCGGCGAAATCTGCTCGTCGAGCTTGTTCTATCTCTCGGGTGTGTTTTTTTTGTAGTTGTTCTTTCTCTCGTTTCTGACGTTCCCGTACTTTTTGAGCTTGGGACTCAAACTCTTCTTGTAAGTATTTTCTAAATCGTTTCATAAATTTTTTTTCTAGTGCTATAACGAGATTTCTTTGCTAGATTCAATAATTCTCTTATATTTAGAGAAACGACATGAGCTATAACTTTTTGTTTTTCATCTATATTTCTGAGTGCAAATAGTTGATGATGACCATCCAGAATATAATCATCTGACGAAACTACAAACGGCTTTTTAGCATCTGGATGTTTTTTGAAATGCTCATATTTCTGTTTAACTTTTTGTAGATTTATTTCTGATTGAGTTGGCTTCAATTTGTCCAGTCGAATGTATTTTTTCGAGACTAAAATGCCCTGTTCTTTCAGTTCATCCAAAAAAGAGGATATGTCCCTCTCCGCAATCTGTGGCATCTCATTTCTGGTAAAACCTAATCCTTTTATTTTATGAATAATAGACTCGGCGATTTTCATACTCTTTTTCAATTCGTCGAACATTTCTCTGGCAAATCTTTCTGATAGACCAGATAGAGTCATCGAATAAAATGATGCAAAATCATTTCGTTTGACTGCATCTCGCACTCTGGAAGCCGAAAACCCTTCCACTCCTTCGGCATCGGGATCTCTCAAACCAGCCGAGATAACCGCAAAATTTTTAATCGGCAGTCTTTTACTCTTATCTGGATGGTTTATGTATTTCTTTATCAAAGTATCGAATTCGGATACTCTATCGGCTCCAACTACCATCACCAAATTTGCGTAGCCAATTGAATGTAGATATTGTATCACATCGAAGATTGTTTTGATTTGACTATTTGCTACGATATATTTCTTATGATTCGAAATTCCCATAGCCAGATATTTTATTTTCTGTTGATATGATAGGGGATTCTTTCTAATATCTTGAGTCTGACTTAAAAAAATAAATGGTGTGGCATTTTCTTTTCTGGAAACCAACAGCATATTTTCAATAACTTTCTCATGTCCTCTATGAGGAGGATTCATTCTACCGAAGGTAAATACTGCTTTTTTACCCGATAAAATTTCACTTAAAAATTTCATTATTAATCTTTTACTATCGCGTCGTAATAGTTATGTCTTAGTTCGTGTTTTAGTAGATCGCTGTCTCTGATAATATCTCGTAAAACTAATTCAGCATCGCCGTTCTGGAGAGAAAATAGTAAAATTTTATTCGAATCTTTAGTTTGTTTAAGCATCTTGTTTATTGTTGAAAGGTCGAATCCATATTCTCTCAACTTATCTTTCTTGATTGCAGGAAGATTGGGATAAATTTTTACAGATTCTTTGAGTGAAACATCATTGGACTCGGAGAAACTCGCCGATGCTAAATCTGATACATTATATAATATATGAGATGGTTCAACGCCGTGCGATTTTACTATATGTTCTACTGCGGCTCTCAACGAAGAAAATCTTTCATTCTTATTGGTTACATAACGTCCCGATGGTCTGTGGTATGCTACTGCACCAACACGGGCTTTATTAACGTAAACTGCTGCAAATGCAACAGAACGATTTGATGCCAGCCTTTCTAGTTTGACCACTGCACCTGACGACTCTTTAAGGTATGTGTTAAATTTTTTCATATACTATATTTAGTTTGCTTGTTGCTTATATAAAACTTTGCTTATTTTACCTAAATCTTCAATATTCGACGTTTTTGTGTCGTAGTTTGCCACAGTTTTATATGACCACTTCATATTAACTTTAAATCTATGGTGTAACTTAGTATCAATAACAACAATCATGCCTTCTTTTAGTTTAGGAATAACCTTGCCAGATGTAAATAAATTTATGTGCTCAGAAGCGGGCTGCATGATTTCATTTTGTTTAGATAAAGGAAATAATGCTATAAAGTAATTGTCTATGTTCTCTTTTCTATAAATGAAGGCAATCATTGTTTTACTTGGAAGATGGTCATATTCATCGGGGTGGCCTGTATGATCTATTGGAATATCCATCCCTAGTTTTTGACTAAACTCTTTTCTATATTTCTGAAATACAGGACCATGCATACCATAATCACTAATGCTATTTTTAGCGATAAAGGCATGTATCATTTCATGAGCCACAATCTTAGTCAAAGTTTCTTCTGTAAAATTCAGGGGAGCGATCACGATTTCGATTGTTTCAGGCAAAACAACTCTGCTCTGTTTGTATATTTTATATGTAGTCAATCCCATTTGTTGTTTAGGAAGTTTACCGAATTTGATAGGGATTTCTTTGAGGGCACCATTAAAAAGTTTAGCATCAAGCTCTCGGTAAATCTTCTGAAGAGTAGCATTATCTTGGACTTTTTCTGTTATGAATTGCTTGAATTTTTTCATAATAGTCTATTTAGTACCTCTGGTACTGCCAAACCTTCGTTTCTTAGTGCTTCATCTGTTCCTTTTAGGATAGATTTAACCGCCTCTGGATAGATAAAATCTGGAGACAACACCGCCGAGAGAACTTTTTCGAATACCAGTAAATCTGAAGGAGAAAATTTAGGACCAAATAATAATTCTGTTATGATTTTTGGTGTAGTAGATATGAAAGCCGACGATTTTGTCTGAAAATTTTTTGTTATGCCTCTTTTACCTTCTCTGGACTGGGTGGAAAAGAATAATCCCTTAGAATAATCTAATAGTAAGCGCTGTTGCTCAATTGGCTGTCCAGAATTTGATTTTGTTATTCTGAGTGCCACAAACTTTGCTATTTGATTCAATAATATATTTCTATAAATTCCTTTAAATTCACTTTCTGATGTTGCCGGACCATAATAAATCCATTCGCTATAATCCAAATTATTAACTAACATCAAATCAACCTGTACCGATTTATTGTGTTGTTTTTTATTTATGTTTACAATCGGAAATGCGAAAGACACGATTCCAAGACCTCTACTATCTTTAACAGAAGCAGAAATTCGTTTAATCTTAGAAACAACAAAATCAAACAACTCTTCTCTATTAAAGGATTTTGTACTCAAAATAGATTTAGCTGATATTGCTATGTCGATGTCACCAGAAGATTCTCCTGGCAATTTTTTTCCCGCCGAACCCAGTACCCTGAGATCGCTTTTTTCTATATTTAAAACAGAAGAAACGGCGGATATGGCTGCTTTTATCGTCTCGGCTGCATTCTCTTGATCTAATCGCGAGACTCCTATTATTGCGTTTCCTCCTTCATTGAGTGAGGCATGGAAAGAAAAATTCAGTCGAGAGAATTCAAGTCTATCCACCAATTTTATCACACGACCAGATCTGCTATTAAGAGCAACAAAACCTTCCTGTCCCGTAACTCTGAAACCATCGCCGGTTTGAATGAAGGTGCTCATAGAAGATATTTGATTTAATTTTTTAAGAATGATCGATTTTAGTTCTACTATGTAAAGTTGATATTTTAACAACTCTACCAAACTTGATTGATTATCAACGAGAAATTTTATATGTCTTTCTTTTCCGTATGCAGACCTATACTTTGATGAAACATACTCAATCAGGCCAGGAATATCGGAAACTGTCATTTGCTTGCCCGTTCTCACTAATATATTGCTATACGCCTTGACGTGGGTAGATATAGGAGAGTTAGATAATTCATCTGCGAATGACCGGATACTTTTTAGTGATTGTTTTGCCTTTTCTATTAATGAATTTAAATACGAAATTTCGGTTTTATTAAATTGAACGCCGGAACTTACATTTTTTAATGTTGCATCGTCAAACCAAACATCTTTTATTTTTTTCAGTTTGGTTATATCAGGGCTGAAGCTGGCTTTCATTTTGCTCATCTCGGAACCCTTATATTCGGTGTGCCATACTATTCCCAACTGGGCAGAGAGTATGTCTTTTGCTAAGGGACTGTTGAGTGGAACGCCATACGTTAGGGTATTTGGTTTAAATAGCACCATTTCTTGACCATCTATTGAGTCCAGAAAAAGACTACTTTTAGTGAAGATTACATCACCCTGTAGGACCCCTTTTATTCCCAGAGCCGGAAGAGTTGCCAGAGCAATTTTTAATATCTCTTGTACCCTGTCACTATTAGCATGATTTAACTCTATATCTTTTGGCGTAAAATTCAATTTTGGATTAT